AAAATACATCGCGCGGATTTCCTCCTTGTCCTTGCCCATACGGGTGGCATACATCTCGCAAAGGGTATCCTCAAGCGCCTCGATCTCACGGATGCAGTCCTTCATCTCATCCTTGTTGCCGTAACAGCCGCCCTGGACACTGTGAAGCATCAGACGGGCATAACGGCTCATCCGGACGGGCTTGCCGCAAAGGGCGATGACGGAGGCCATGCTGGCGGCGATGCCGTCCACGTAGATGGTAATGTCGGCCTTGCTGTTCTTCAAGGCATTGAAAATGGCGATGCCCGAATAAACCTCACCGCCGTTGCTGTTGATACGCACGTCCACCTTCCCGGTCAGGGCTTCCGCTTCCAGAAGTTCACGGGCAATATCACCGCTGCGCACGTTATCATCGTACTCACCGATGTCACCGTAAAGAAGGATGCAACAGGCATCGGTTCCGGGTATCATATTGAAAAATCTACTCATGTCACTATCGTTTTGGCAGGTCCTTCCCTGCAAAAGTTTACGGTGCGAAATTAGGGGGATTAAAAGCCTTTTTCAAACCGCGTTTTCATCATGGAGACTTTAAAGGATTGCCATGACGCTTTAAAATGTCATCATGCGGAGCGCGTTTTTTTTCGCTCCTTTTCCTTATCAATTTTGCACGTAAAAAAAGGAGGTAATATGGCCGAACTTACAAACGAGCAGAAAAAGGCATGGGCGAAAACGCTCTACACCCGCGAGACGCTTACGCAGGCGGAAATAGCCGAGCGTGTGGGGGTTTCACGGGTGACTGTGAACAACTGGATAGGCAAAGGAAACTGGGAGCAGTTGAAGGCTTCCATAACCATCACACGGGAGGAGCAGCTGAAGAACCTGTACCGGCAGCTGGCGGAACTCAACAACGCCATCATGGGAAAACCGGAAGGGGAACGGTTCCCGAACGCCGCGGAAGCGGACACCATTTCCAAACTGTCGAACGCCATCAAGAAACTGGAAACAGAAGTGGGGTTGGCGGACATCATCTCCGTGTTCTCCGACCTGCTCAAATGGGTGCGGACCTACGATTCCACGCAGGCGAAGGAGATCACCCCGCTTCTGGACGCGTTTGTCAAATCAAAATTATCCTGACATGGCAAAGAAAAGACTCACAACACAGGACAGGCTCGCGCTGGACAGCTGGAACGAGCTGGTGGCATCCGTGCGAGAACATTCGGACATCAACCCCACGGACACGGAAACGGAAATCAGGCAGAGGCGGGAAAGGCTGGAGAAGAACGACGAGGAGTGGTTCAAATACTACTTCGCCATGTATTGCACCTGCGAGTCCGCCGCCTTCCACAGGAAAGCCACCGGGCGGCTGATGAGGAACAACCGCTGGTATGAGGTAAGGGCCTGGTCACGCGAGCTGGCGAAATCCGCACGCTCCATGATGGAGATATCCAAACTGGCACTGACAAAAAAGATACGCAACGTGCTGCTGATCTCCAACTCGGCTGACAATGCGGAAAGGCTACTGCTGCCGTTCATGGCGAACTTCGAGGAGAACCAGCGGATCATACAGGACTACGGACAGCAGAAAAAACCGGGAGCGTGGGAAACCGGGGAATTCACCTGCATGTGCGGGTGCTCCTTCCGCGCCATTGGAGCCGGGCAGTCACCGCGCGGTACACGTAACAAGAACTTCCGCCCGGACTTCATCCTGGTGGACGATATAGACACCGATGAGGAGTGTCGAAACCCGGAACGCATCAAAACCAAATGGAAATGGCTGGAGGAGGCGCTGATACCGACCATGTCCGTATCGGGAAACTACCGCATCCTGTTCAACGGGAACATCATCGCGCCGGACTGCTGCATCAAAAGGGCCATCGAAAAGGCCACCGAACTGAAGGCGAAAGGAATCGGGCACGTGCATATCATCAACATCCGGGGAAAGGACGGGCTGTCCGTATGGTCCGAAAAGAACTCCGAGGAGGATATAGACCTCTTCCTTTCACTGGTGAGCGCGGCGGCGGCACAGAAAGAGTTCTTCAACAACCCGGTGGTGGACGGCGGCGTGTTCGCGGAAATCACCTACGGGAAAGTGCCGGCACTTTCCAGGTTCAAGTTCTTGGTGATATACGGGGACCCCGCACCGGGAGAGAACAAGACGAAAAAAAGTTCCACCAAAACGGTATGCCTGCTCGGGAAACTCGCGGGAAGGCTTTATCTGATAAAAACGTTCCTGGACAGGGGGCTGAACGCGGAATTTGTAGAGTGGTACATCAAGCTGCTGGAGTTTGTGGGTGGGAAAACCACCGTGTACTGTTACATGGAGAACAACAAATTACAGGATCCTTTTTTCCAGCAGGTATTCCAGCCCATCGTGCGGCGGATACGCAGGGAAAGGAAAATATCACTGTACATCACCGGGGACGAGGAGAAGAAAACCGACAAGGCCACACGTATCGAGGCGAACCTGGAACCGCTCAACCGGGAGGGGAACCTGGTACTCAACGAGGCCGAAAAGGACAACCCGCACATGAAACGGATGGCGGAACAGTTCAAGCTGTTCAACCTCCAACTGACCTATCCGGCAGACGGACCCGACTGCGTGGAGGGGGGAAACAGAATTATAGACCGCAAGGCCAGACAGTCGGAAAAGCCCGTCATTGTCACAAGGAAAAGCACGCGGTCACAAAACAAGTACAGAGTGTAAACTTCAATACCTATCATTATGAGCAAATTTATCGAACTTTCAGACTACGACGCGAGCATACACCGAGAGATTCTGGACGCACTGACAAGGGAGGATGACGCTGTCGTGGAGATATGTGAGGACCGCGCCGTCGCCGAGATGCGCTGCTACCTTTCCAGACGTTACGACTGTGACAAAATATTCACGGCAACCGGTGACAAACGCAACCAGCTTGTCCTGATGATGGCCATCGACATAGCCGTGTACCACATCTTCTGCATACATAACCCGAGGAACCTGTCACCGCTGCGGAAGGAACGCCACGAAAGGGCCGTCAAATGGCTGGAAGCCGTGGCGGCCGAGGAGATATCGGTGGACGGCCTGCCCCTGCTGTCCGAAGAGACGAGGGCGGCAAAATCAAATTTCCTTATCAAAAGCAACCGTAAACGTGTAAACCATTGGTAATATGAGCAAAAGAAAGAAAGGGGCCGGAAAGATAACCCAAAGCGGGAACCTGCCGAGGCCCGGGCAGAAAGGACCCGCAACCATCATACTGACACAGCCCAGAAGGTTCGGTATAGACATAGCGGACTACATGCTCGCGGTAAGGGCTTTCGAGAATGTGGACTACTCCAGACGCTTCAGGCTGTACGACCTGTTCAGCGACATACTCATGGACACGCACCTGACAAGTGTCATTGAGAAACGGAAGAATGCCGCACTGGCATCTTCCATAGAATTCCGCAGGAACGGGAAACCGGACGAGAAGGTGAACAAGCAGATCAGGTCCCCATGGTTCCGGAAGTTCATAGGGGACATCCTGGACGCCAAATTCTGGGGGTTCTCACTCGTGCAGTTCTACCGAAAGGGGGAATGGGTGAACTACGACCTGATACCGCGCAAACACGTCGATCCCGTGCGCAGGCTCATACTGCGGCACCAGACGGACACCACCGGGACGTCTTGGGACGAGTACCCGGACCTGTTGTTCATCGGTTCACCCGACGATCCCGGGTTGCTGGTGAAAGCAGCCATCTGGGTGATATACAAACGTAACGACGTGGCGGACTGGGCACAGTTCGCGGAAGTGTTCGGAGCGCCCATCAGGGAGTACACGTATCCCACGGATGACGACGAGGCACGGCAGAGGGCGCTGAACGATGCGGACAGCACCGGAAGCCTGTCGGTTTTCGTGCACGCGGAGGATACGGTGCTCAAGCTCGTGGAAGCCGCGAACAAGACAGGGAGCGCGGACCTCTACGACAAGCTCTGCGAGCGCTGCAACAACGAAATCTCAAAGCTGTTCCTCGGAAACACGCTCACCACCGAAGCCTCCGACAAGGGTACGCAGGCACTGGGAACCGTACACAAGGACGTGGAGGAGAAAGTGACGCTCTCCGACAGGCAGGACATCCTCGACGTGCTCAACTATGACATGGCCGACATATTCGCAATGCTCGGAATAGACACCACAGGCGGGGAGTTCTGCTATCCGGAAAAGAAGCTTATCGAACCGGAGAAAAAGATGTCCATCCTCACACAACTGCGCACGAACTTCAACCTGCCGGTGGGTGACGACTATCTCTACGAGGAATTCGGGATCGAGAAACCGGCAAACTATGACGAGCTGAAGAAACGCCAGGAGGAGAAAGCGGCGGAAATCGAGGCGGCGAAGGCCCGAGAGACCGAAAAGGCGGAAGAGGATGAACCGGATCCGGAAGAAGAACCGGAACTGGAAAAGCACGGTAAAGGAACACCCAAAGAAAAGAAAAATGCCCTTAAAAACGCATACAACTGGCTGAAACGTTTTTTCGGGAAAGCCCCGGGGAGAGACGGGGCAGCTTTAGAATGGTGATAAACGACCTCTACAGAATGGAGGACAAACAGGTGGGAACTTTATTCTCGTTCGATGAAGAGGTACTGAAGAAAGCCCTGAAGAACATATACAGCAAAGATTTCCATCCCATGACCGACATCGAGGAGAACCTGTTCGAGGCCACGTGGAAAACGATGAACAAAGCCACCGACAAGGGGTTTGGGACACGGAAAACCGATGATCCGGATTATGACTTCTACCGTGAAATCCGAATGAACAACGCCGTGTTCGCAGCTTTCAAGGTACACAGGGCACAGAACGACATGGCAGCGCTGCTGCTGGACAAAAACGGAAGTTTAAAGCCGTTTGAACAGTGGGTGAAGGAAGCCATGCCCATAGCCGACCACCAGATGATCCATTGGCTGCGTACAGAATACGATACGGCCGTCATACGGGCACACCAGGCCGCGGACTGGAGACAGTTCGAAAGGGAAAAGGACATATTGCCGAATCTCAAATGGATGCCGTCCACATCCATACATCCGGGAGCCGACCACAGGATTTTCTGGGGGACCATACGTCCGATAGATGATCCGTTCTGGAACGAGCACAGGCCCGGGGACAGATGGAACTGCAAGTGCACGCTCTCATCAACGGATGAAGCGCCGACAGCAGTACCGGACGAAAACGGGCAGAACAAGGCACATGACGGTCTGGAAAACAATCCGGGAAAAGACGGCAAACTGTTTTCAGACAAACACCCCTACATTACTGAAGCGCATCCGGGAGCAAAAAAAGCCGTGGACGCACTGACCAGGCGCATCAACGAAATGATAGCCGAAATGCCGGACAACCTGACGCTGGAGGAAAAAACCGACATCGCCCGCAACAATCTCAAGATAGAAAAGGCACTCGGCGTTACCAAAGGCAAGCCGATGACATACGAACAGGCGAACAAGGGAAAGGAGAACCCGAAATTCGGAAAAGAGGAAGGATACCGCGTGAATTGCCAGACCTGCACCGTGACACACATGCTCAGAAGGTTGGGGTTTGACATCGAGGCAAAACCCAACATCAGACAAAGCGCATACAATGAAATGGCAAAACAAGGTATCACATGGGAAGAACGTTTCCTGAACCGGGACGGAACAAAGCCGGATTATGACTATACCTATAAATGGCAGGTCAGAAAGGGATATCAAGTAATGAATGCAAACCGGCTGAAGGAATACTTCAGGGAAAAATTCAGAGAGGATGGAATATACGAGATATATTGTGCCTGGAAAGGCGGCTCCGCACACGTGTTCTGCGCGGAGGTGACTGAAGGAAAGACAAGGTTCTTCGACCCGCAAACCGGAAAGGATGATGCAAGCAATTACATACAGAGCATGAAAGCGGGCCGTGTGGGAGTGATAAGAATAGACAACAAACTGGTAAATCCCAAAATCATGGGACTATTCATCACCAAATAAACGGGAAGAAAGTGCCAGCCCCTCCTCACCGTCCACCAGACGGCAGGACTGGCCGTCGAACAGAATAAAGGCGGGAAGACCGACAGGCAACTCAAAACCATCCCCGTCAACACAGCCCACGGAATAGACGCTTCCTTCAGGGGAACTGGCTGATAAGACAACGGAGTTGTAACCGCTACTGTTTGCTAATTCCGACACTTGTTTAGGTATTTCCATAACGCAAAAAGGCACATAAAAAACGCCTTGCTGCAAAAGTATAAAATTATTTTTTAATTCAGTCATTCATGGACATAAAAGAATATTCAAAGCTGCTAAAAGCCAAACGGAAAGAACTGGATGGACTAATGAAACGGAAGATGCCGGTTATCGCCGGACGAATGGCAAAAGACCATTTCCAGGACAATTTCCGGCAGGGAGGATTCGTAAACGGGGGATTACACCCGTGGCCGAAAGCGAAAAGGCTGTCCTCGGGACGGACCGATGCGGCAGGGAACTACGGGACGCTGCTCTCCGGAAGGAACCATCTCTTCAGCTCCGTCAAATACATGCCGGGAGAATACCGGGTGAGGGTGGCAAACGAACTCGTCTATGCGCCGGTCAATAACTGGGGAGGAGAAGTGCATCCGACCGTTACGCCCCAAATGCGGCGTTTTGCATGGGCGAAGTATTACCAGGCTTCAGGCAAGGCTAAAAAAGCCGCCACGGGCAAAAGAAAAGGCAAAAAGAAGGGTTCTGCCGCAAATAATGAACCGCAGGAAAATCAGGAAGCGCTGAAATGGAAAAGGCTGGCGCTGACCAAAAAGAAAAAGCTCCGGATAAAAATACCGCAACGCCAGTTTATCGGGGAAAGCCGGGAACTGTCCGAAAAGATAGACCGGAAAATGGAGAATGAAATCAGAAATATTTTAAACTTATAACAACATGGAAGAAATTTTTATCGCAATCATGGAACGCATCGCCGAAAAGATACCTGAACTGTCATACATTGACGAGGACTACGGACAGCTTGAAGCCGGGGCGGAGGAGGACCACTACCCGGTAACCTTCCCCTGCGTGCTCATCGGGAACGCCGAATCGGACTGGAATGACCTCGGTTACGGGGTACAGAAAAGCGAGTAACTCATCACCATACGACTGGCCATTGACTGCTACGATGACACCCACTACACCTCCGGAACCTATGACAAGGTAAGGGAACGCCAGCTCAAGGCTAAAGAGCTGTACAAGGCCTTGCAGGAGTTCCAGTGCACGGAAGAGACCAGCCCGCTGGTCAGGGTAAAGAGCCGGGACTATTCGCTGCCGGGAAACATCAAGGTGTACGAGACGGTTTATTCCTTCACGCTGCATGACGAGTCGGCCATGCAGTAAGGGGAAGGTTCATTCCCCCGTGAACAGGGAAAGCTGGACGGCTGTCAGGCGGGGTTTCTTAACCTTTGAGACGGGCTTCACCTCCAGGTCCTTCAGTTCCCGACACTTGCGCCGGATAATGGACATGATCCGCTCCTCGGAAATGAAAAACTCCTGCCGGGACAACACTTTCAGGGCATCATCAAAACGCAGGCGCTGCACCTCCGTCCAGTAATAGTAACGGCGGCACAGGGCTTCATCACGGAGTTCTATCAGGTTTTTATCTCGTCCTTTGGCCATAAGTTCAGGTATATGCTGCAAAATTAGGCATTTAACCGGGGATGTTAATAAAAAAAACGCCGCATCGTGTATGAATGCGGCGTTTTTCTGTTTAGAGTGTGAACAAAATCACATGGTCATCAGTTCGGTGTCATCCTCACCCGGGACAAACGGCTCGATGCGGGTGATCACCTTGCTCTGTACCTTCACCCG